CTCCCGTAACGTCTCCATGTGTCTTGCCTAGTCGTTCAATGTTATCCTGCAAATGGTCTTCGTTATCTTGTTGTACTCCATGTCCAGGTTCATGCCCTGTTTGTTTATAATCCCACCCATGTTTTGCTAGGGTATCCTTTAAACCTGGAGCAGACGTATACGGTAGCCTATCAAAGGGAGTAGCATCTTTCCTAGTTTGGACAGGTTCCACTTTATATCGTTCATCTGCTAGATGATTAAGATATTTAAAAACATTTCTTGGGTGGGTAATACCCCCCTCCTCATGATTTTTTTCATATCGTTCTACATCAAATGGTTCTTGCCCATGTTCCCCAGGAGCATTGCGTTGATTTATCTGTCGTTGTACATAGATATCCTTAGCTTCGTGTTCAGGTGTATGTTCCTTCATTATCTTTAGAAGAGATTTTACAACAGACAATTCTGGAAATTCTCTTTTAAAAGCATCTTCACTTCCTTGCAACCTCTCTATCTCAGCCCGATATCCAGCGATTTTTTTCTGATGGTCTGCTTCATGTTTCTTTGTCCACTTGGGTCGAACAATTTTAGGGCCATCGGGCTTTTCAAATCGTCCTCTAGTAGATTCTGGATGGTCAAGAGGTAAACGGGAATTACGTATTCTAGTGTCGAAGCTTAGTTTATGTTCTAGTTCTTCTATCTTATCTTCCTTACCAGGTTGAGGTTGGTGTTCCTGAGCCTGTGCCCAATCATTATCGTGCCACTCTTTAAAATCAGAATGTGGGTGATGGTCTGCGGTCACATTTTGCCCCAGGCGAAATTTAGGAATCTGAGGGGATTCCGTACCTGTCTCGGCAGCAAATCTGTCAAACTGATTTTGTAAAATGTCATTCCTTTGTTGTCCTTGTCCTACTGCATTCGCTTTAGCATCCCCACGTTTCATCCACCAAGGCCAACTTCCTGGCGTAGTTCCATTATGTTGAGGATTATCTGGATGCCAAAACGGGATTGAGTTATCAGGCCCATCAGCCTCACCCTCTGCCTTCATTAGTTTTAGAAGAGAATTTTCAATATTGCTAGATATGTTTTTTCGGGGCCTACCCCTTTTTATGGGGGGAAGACCTTGTGCTTTCCGTTCCTTATCTCGTTCTGCCGCTGCTGCATGACGCTTGGCAGTTATTTTTGCATTCTGCTCAGGAGTTCTTTTTGTTACACCTGGCCCTCTTCTTCTAGGAGCCTCTGATGCAGCTATGTCAGCTAATTCTTCCTCAGAAAATCCAGTCATTTCTTTTGGGAAAGGTTTAGATGTATCAATTCCAAGGTCTTTTGCCCGTTGTTCCGAAGTTATTCCTTCTACGTTACCTACATCGGTTGTTCTGGGAAATTTCGGCCCATACCTAGAAGCAAGGGCACCTCTTTGACCTCGGATGGGCAGGTTGTGTATCTCTGTTGATTCCTGTCCAGGTGATGTACCAGTAAGTGAAGCTTCTGAAGCTAACTCTCTACCTATTCGTTTTCCTCTCAGTTCCTGGGTGGGGCTTACGGTAAAAGTTTCCCCAGTTCCAGGGGAATAGGGGTCTACTTTCATTAGCTTTAGAAGAGCATCTTCAATGCTATACCCACCTGGATATTTCAACTTTCCCTTCGTAGAAGGTTCGTATACAGGAAGGTCAGTAGCATCTGCTGGAGGAGTTGCAACCTTACCAGTTTCAGGGTCTGGTACTGGATGATAGGTTATGGGTTCTTCAGATGGCCCCATTTGTCCAGGTGGTCTTTGTCTAGCTCTGAATCTTGGTTTATTTTCATTTCCCTTTTCCATGCTAGCTTCTTTATTCCTACCAAAGACACGTGACAGCCAGCTAGGTTTCTTCGCTGGTTTCTTAGCCGCTATATTAGCATTCATTCTTTCAGCGTCTTCAGGGCCAGGAGGCCCCTGTACATCCTTATTCCTATCCTTATCCACACTCAAAAAAACAGGGACTAGTTCCTGATGAGCATTCATTCTAGGAGACTTTGCCGTATCTGTATTAGCTCCACTTGAAGGGGCATCACCACCAGACATTGCTTTAGACATAGTAACACTCTTGCTATTATGCGGTTCCTTCTCCCACTTACAATGTTCATCACACCAATAAGGTTTCTTGTCAGCCTTAATAGCTTTGTTTAACAAATCATCTATTAGCATATGGTCTAGTTCTCCTAGTCTGTATTCCCATTGCCTTGCGGAGCATCAGCAAAAGAGCTAACTGGGGTGTTACTCCTCCTGGCCCTACGGTTGCACCCTTTGGTTTAAATTTTGACCCAAAGGTTGGTTGTACTACTCCTTGAGGTTGTTCACCTGGGAGAGAACCTCCTCCTCCCCCCTGAAGCCTAGCCGCCAATTGATTCAGTGCAGAACCCCCAGCATCTGGAGTAGTGGTAGTCGCAGCAGCCTCGCCACCCGTAGCAGTTGCAGCCTCTGGAGCCTTTATATGGCTAGGGATATCATTCCTTTGCCCATAACGAGCTATTGTGTTCGCTGCATGAGCATCTACATTCATATGACTAAATGCTGGCATACCATGAACTTTAATATGCCCATTGTTATAGTGTTGTTCAAATTCTTGTCTGCTCATCTTGGTTCCATGATGGACACCTTCTGGTAGATGCACGGAAACCCGTGCCATCATTGCTCCAGCTTTGCCATTTTTGTCATCTACCGGATAGCTCCCTACCAAATGTGAGAAATGTTTAACATGGTCTTCAAAACTCATGTCTTCCCCCGACATCAAAGCTGCTCTTGTATCAGCCCTTTGTTCGTGATGGGCCATGCCAAAATGACCTGGGTTCTGAGCGAACCTTCCCCCTTCATGACCGTCCTCAGATTCATTAAAACCTAAATGCTTATGTCTGTCAGCAAAGCCCTGATACTGAGCTTGTGCTTGTGCGGCTTGCTCTTGTTGTCCCCTATATGCGCTCTCTCTATCTTCCCTCCTGCCTCGGAACCCCATGAACCCACGGCCTCTCTGTTTGGTTGCTTCAGACAATCGGTCAACAGCTGAACTTCCTGTATCTTCGGTTGGGGCTTGGTCATCGCCAGCCCTTACTGCTTCTGTCCTACGTCTAAGTGACCTACGTGCCCTAGGCCCAGGAGTAGGAGGAGCTTCCGTAGAAGTAGGGGGAGCTTCCCCCGGCCCTGTATCCTCAGGTGGAGTTTCAGCCTCAGGAGGAGTCTCAGGTTTAGCATCCCTTACTTGACGTTTTGACCACTCGTCTAGCTTATCGGCTGCTACCGTGGTTCCCGTTTTGCTATATATATTTTTTAATTTATCCCATGCGCCCCTAGTCTTACCAGCTGCTCCAGCTTTGACCCTGGATAGTCTTGACGGCCCCTTTTCCTTTTGAGCTTGTTCATCCCGGTATGCCTGTCTTTGCTCTCGTACTTTTTCTTGTTGAGAACCTTCACTTCCTATTGGAGTCGAGGTTTGTGGGCCTTGATTACGTTTATATTCAGCTGCCTTACGGTCACTTAAAGCTTGCATTTCTTTCGTACCTAAATTCCTGCCTGTGGGCGGTTTCGTAAGACCCCCCTCCGGTACGTTTTTTCTGCGGCTAACCATATCTAGTAATCTTTGAGGATAGCCACCTCCCGTAGTTGGGTCACGTTGGGGATGGGTCGTAGGGGCTGCTGGCCCAGTTCGTCCACCACCTTGCCTTTGCCTTATATTTGCCATTTCTTCTGTGTCTGTAGTAGGAGGTTGTCCTGTAGTAGGACTATAGTTGGTTGCGCTAGGCTTCCCCCGACTTCTCCTAGAGGCTACCCTATTCAGTCTCGCTTTATCCCGGTCAGCTTGACCACCTAATGAAGTCGTAAATTTATCTTCATCAACAGTGTCATCATCTCCAATTGCGCTACCTTGTCTATTTCGTATTGCTTCATTTCTTGCTGCTTGGTCTGCTAGCTGCTTTTGATTCAGCTTTGATTTAGGAACTCCTGTCGCAGGGTCTTCCGTAAATCTACGATACAGTTCTCCCAATCGTCTACGCAATGGAGGTCTATCTGCCTTTTCTATATCCATAAAATCATAAAACATATTTAATATTGCTCTTTCTTTAACTTCTTCTTCGTCAACTACTACAGGTTTAGGCTCTACTTTGGGTTGCATATAGGGACGTATTGTGGTTGAGGCAGCACCCTTCCTACTCCTACCCCTACTCCCTTTGGGATTAAGAGCGTAGTTCTTCTTACCCCCCGGCAATTGCGGTTTGCCCTTGGGCATATCCTTTTCCATAAAATCCATAAACATTTTCTGTGCTGACCCCGCCTTCTGTCTAGCTTTGGCTTTAGCAGATTTATTATACCCTGGAGAATCCTCATCTAACCTATCTCCCAAAGCTTCACCAGCTTCATTCACTACCCATGGTGGGAGATTATGAACAGGTATTCCATCATCATCTGTCTCAGTCTCTACGACTGGAACATATCGCATAGTTTCAAAAGATTGTTCTGAAGGAAACCCATACTCTCTAAGAAGTTGTTCATGTTCTGCTCTTCGTCCTGCTTCGTTATTAAGTGTAACGAAAGATTCTCCTGTTGTCAAGGGGTCTTTTTCTTTCTGCATCCAGGTAGAAAAGGATTTAGAAAAATTTATGGTGCCGTCATCATTTGATTGCATAAGCATGGCCTCTTTATCTTTAGGACGTAATTTAACCTGATAGGGTTTCTTAGGGTCTTGTTTCGGAACTACTTTTATACCAAAAGCTTGATGCGGAGACGGTTCGGACTTTAATATTTCAAAGCTGGCTCCCTGGTTAACTCCCTTCTCACAAACTGTAACCTCTGCTAGCTCCATATCATCTACTTGGATATAAGGAGTTAATCCCTTGGTCATGTTCTGCATTTTAGTAGCACTTCCAGCAATGCTATAAGATTTAAGCATTCCTTTTTTAATCTGTTCTGCTACTTTTTGAGCAATAGCAGTATCATCACGTAGTTCACAAATAAAGAATAACCCGTTATCATTTACGCCAGATTTAAATATTTGCCCACCCTTAGAAATATATGCTGGTAAAGCCCACCCTACTTGCACGTCTGAATGCAGCACCATTACATTACGAGTTCTATCATTCTTCATGAATTTTTTAAATGCTCGTTGTAAAGCTCCTGTAGTAATCAAATGTCCTTCCCTATCCACAAGAGAAACAGAGGCAGGGCCACCAATCACAATAGGGTCATTATCCTCTTTTTCAGATTGTTTTTGGGCAGCTTGAGTATAGGGAACACTGTCTGGGAAAGCTCTAGCTAAAGTCAGGGTTTCTGCTTTAGAAGCCATCCCCGCCTTAAACAATTTACTGAATTCGGCAAGAGCATCTTGAATATCTTCCATAGATACCTTACCAGATTGGGCTTTCTCTAGCCATAACACAGAGGAATCATCATTTACATGCTGATAACGATGGAGGTCTGCAATTTCAGAAGCATTTGTAGTTGTCATTATCCCTGATGTACTCCATAAACTACCCCATATACTTGGGTACTAGCCCCAGATGCTAAAGCAGATATGTTTGTACGTATATCGAGGGGCCAAAGAGTTTCCCACGTTTCTCCAGCTTTTAATAGCACACCCGTAGTTGAACTTGCAGTGGTATCTAAAGCGATGTATACTGTTTGAGAACCATGCCCATTCTTCAATTTAAATCCTCTCGCTACACTGATTCCTGGCCTTAGTTTAGAAACAGAAAGATGAGCCGTACCAAACCATTCATAGTTAACTCCAAGAGAGCCATCTACATATGGCTGAACAGCCCCATCCCTACGTTGCTCTACTCCAATTTTATCCACATAAAAATCAATATTATGTTGGGTTACAGATACAACCGCTATTCGATAATCGGCTGCTGTTCGGTCAGGAATTTGATAGCTGAGAGTCATCCTCTGGAAACTAGTAGACAAACTAATGGTGGCACCAGTAGCTAATACAACTCCAGCACTACTATGAATCTCCAGTCTAGCGTCTCCTGACCCTGATGCTCCCCGTACTTCTGCTTGAGCGCAGATATGAGTACCTTCCGTATGTCCTGCAAAGGCATGTGACCAGTAGAATCCTTCCGCTGCTGCGGAATTGGCAGGATTAACTAGAAGAGAATTACTGCCAGATGCAGCTTGGGCACTACTCTGGGATATCGCAGAACCAGAAGCAGTGAATTCCGTAAGGGTAGCATTCTCAATAGAAGGATTCGTAACAAGGTTGACAGAAGGTATGCCCCGTGATACACTCAGCAAGTCAACTGCTGAAGTACCTACACTAACATCAATAGGAACATACTTATTCCATACATGGACGCTTGTTCTAGTGCTTGGGTCTATCTCCCAAGATTCCCAGTTTTCAGGGAATTGGTCTGAAGTTGGCATATTAAACTCCTACTTGTTTGAGAACCAATTCATTATTCCGATGAGGCTTCCCAACACAACTGCGGAGTGAACGAAAATAGCTCCTAATACAATAGAAGCAGATTTAGCCCCATAAATTTTAGTTCTCCAATGTTTGATTTCATCTAGTTCCTCGTCTATCTTTGCATATCTATTACAGATTGACTCATTCAACCTCGTTTGGCTTTCAATATATGAATCTAGCCGCTCCATATAAACGGCTAGTTTAATGGTTAAATCATTATCTGTGTTGGATGCCATAGCATCTTATCGACCAAATACTAAGACACGAACTACTACTGCTGACATATCGGCAGTATTACCTACCTCGTCCAAAATCGCACCATCTGCGCCAGCCTCATACAAAGCTATCTTAGAATTGGTGTAATCATACTGAGGAACATAACCACTGTTTTCCATAGACAAGGTAACAAAATGAATTGATTCCAAGCCCAAGGTAGTAGCAGTTAAAACCTCTCCACCCGTAGGATAGCTGCTATCAAAGGTGCAAGTTTTAATGACATATTTATTATTACCAGGAACGCCTACCATATCAGATGCATTACCTGGGGTAGTTATCGCAAGAGCCATAATGTTATCCTCCTAGATTATAATGACTAAAGGGCAGGGGCCAAAAGGCCCCTGCCCCCAATCAGGTGGTTAGGCGTTGAGGTCTGCAATCTTCGCCTGGACGAAGAAATTCTTGCAGCGCATCTCACCTAGGGTGTACAGCAAGCCCCTGACCACCAAGCTGTTAGCAGCGAAGTAGTCTCGGTTCTCGATGTACTGAGTGGGTTGGGCAATCGCCAGTTCTAGATAATCGGTATCCAGAACATAGACGTTAGACCCCAGCACGGTGCTGGTGGAACTGTGCGACTTAGGCACATCAGCATCGGGCAGTATGGGGATGCCCATATAAGTGGCTAGTACGAGTCCAGTTCGGGTACCTGGGAATGTTCGCTCTGAGCCAACACCCACCTGATACTCTTCCTGTCCCATATACCGTTGCTGGGAATTGAGCAGCCGCTCCAATTTGAAGTACTGGTCATGTCCCATCAAAATTAGCTTTGGTTCTCCACCATTTTCACGAATCTTCTGAATACAAGTATCAATCAAATTCAGTGAAAGGTCACGGCCTACGCCAGCGTTATGCGAAACAAAAGCTCCTGCATTCCAACCGCCAGCAACACGGGCTGAGTAGGTCAAGTCGTAAGCACGGACTTCAGAAGAACCGCCAGCAATCGCAGCAGCATCTTCTGCTACTACGTCATCGAGGCTGGTAAAACCAGCACGACTAAACACGTAGGCTATGTCTCCAGCGGCCCATGCGGGGCTAGAGGTGTCTACGGTCATAATACCAGCAGCAGTGTGACCAGTAGCACTAGCACCACCAATGGTGACACCAGAGGTCAGGTCAAATGCAGTACCGCTAAGGTCATAACGAGCAACTTCATCACCCATATGGAAGTTATCCGCAATAGCCTTGCTGCTAAGTTCAATTGTACTACCGCTCCCGCCAGTAGCTCTCGCTCCTGCCAGAGATAGCAGTTCAAAGTTTACCTCTTTCATGTGGTCTAGCTGGGCGTTCTCATTTTCCAACGCCAGCACATCCCCGATACCACCCTCTAGTTGGGCGGTAAAGACGGACTTAACAGACGCACCGAAGGTTGTAGCAACGATTCGGGGCAAGCTGCTAATCGTCTCTATCTGAGAGATGTCCACAGTGGGGAGGTTTCCAGTCTCCAATATGGGCCTGGAACGGTCAGTACCACGGTCTGAACGAACACGCCAACCAGCCGTATTACCCCAGACTACCCGTGGTATTGCATTGAAAAACCTAGTTTGGTTGTTGAGGGCTTGCCAGACTTTTCGACCATAGGTGGTATTGAAGATACCCGTAGCGGTGTCAACCGTAAACGGGGTACCGATACCAGCACCAGCTTTCTTCATGAAGCCGGGGCCAAATACGCTCTGGTAAAGACCTCTTTGAGACTGAGCAATGTACTCAGCTAAAGATGGATTTGCCATAATTAATCTCCTTATGCTTTATTTAGCCGATGAATTCCCTAGGGATTCCTTCGGTTTCACCAGACTCAATCCGTTCCTGAAGAACCCGTAGGTCTTTGTATGACATGTTCATCATTTGGTCAACAACGTCACCGGGATTGTCGCCTTTGGTGATTGGGGTGGAGCCATCGACTCCAAGACTATCTTCGTATCGTAGCAAGGTGGGACGCTGGAGAGAAGTTTCCTCTCGGAATCCCATCTTTCGCAGACGGCCTTCGGTTTCACCCTGTACCATCTTTTGGATATCGAATTGACCTTTAACCGCAGCAGTAAGCTGATTAATCTGCTTCTGCATCTGTTCTAATGCTGGATATCCCTCTCCATTCTCTACCGAATACCGTCCCATTTTACCGAATCGCCCTTCCTCGTCTCCCCCATTATCCTCATCCTCACCATTATCTTCCCCATTCTCTGCGTCTTCATCCTCGTTATACCCTTCCATATCATCTTCGTCCCCTTCCTCATTCTCAAAACCCCACCCTGCTTTAAGCATATTAAGCTGCTTCTGCATGGCCTGAATAGCAGCTTGCTGTTCAACGGGTTTACTAGGAATGCCAGTAACTGCTTTCTCAGTATCATCTTTACCCTTTGCCATAGACTTAGCCTTACGTTCTTTTGCAGAACCATCTTTGTCCATGTCGGGCATACCCTGGTCAGCTTTAATCAAGCCATAAACTTCTCCAGCCACTGCTTTGATAATCTCCTGCTTTTCCAGATAATCATCCTCATCTTGTGCCATTTCAAGCTCTTCATCTTCCGCTTTCGTTAGTCGAGAGTCCATCTTTTGCAAGACCTCGGCAACGGCAGCGAGAGCCAGATTACTACCTTCAATCTGCTTCTCCAACCTGTCAACCATATCATATTCGGACATAACATCCCTCCTATTTTTCTTGCAAGAAGTTGGTCTAAGCCACCTCCGACCTCTCGACATGATATATGTACGTATTTCGTACTATCTTATTATACTACGAATTCCGATTTTTTTCTTATTTTATAGTATAATTTGATTATGTTTCGTCATTCATTGGTAATTCCCCATCCACAGTAAGTTTAAGTACTTCATTTCTGAAATCATATAGGGGAACTTGAACCAATTTCTTTAATTTTTCGCATTGCGTTCCCTCTGGTACTGCGGCTTCCATTAAATCTAATATGCGTCCTACCAAACGAGAATGTCTTGCGATGATATATTCCTGAATTGGGGTTACTTTACTTACATTAACCATAACTCTTCTCCTTCATCACTATTTTATGTTTATTTGAGGTGTATTCTTAAAATGTTTAGCTAAATATTCTGGAAGACTTTTTCTTACTTGAGGATGATTTAAATATTTATGACCTACAGTGCCATCTGCCACAGATTCCGCATGAGCAGTTAAAAGGGCTTGTTGTGACGCAGCAGTAGGTTTTGTTGCGTTCTTTCCCAAAGCCTTATTTTTATAATATTTTAGCATGGCTTGCGTATCTGGAGCATCCCCCCTATGTTCTATACCACCACCTGGAGTGTGGGTAAATTCATCGTCTGGATGTGCATTACTCATTGCCTCTGCTAAACCATGATGAACATGTTTGTGGATGTGTGATTGTATCTGCTGCATTACTTGTTGTGAAACCATAAAACACCTCTAATTATTATACTCTCCTTTAAGTGATTACTATTTCAATATCAGCCTGATTTAGTAAATTTATAGCTTGTTCATGTACATATAATTCAGCAGCAACTAGACGTTTTACATTGCTATTCGCAAGCATTTTAGCACATGAAAAACAGGGAGATACTGTAAGGTACGCTGTAAGAACATCATCTGACCTAAGTTGTAGGAAAGCATTAACCTCCGCATGTAGAGCATTACACAAGTCTAAGTCCGTACCGGAGAGGGAGAAGGCTCCCTCACATGGAGAATCTAAGCAATGAGTAAACTTAGTGGGTACTCCATTGTAACCCGTAGCTACTATATGGTTTTGGGAATCCACTAAGACGCACCCCACTGACCGTCTCATACAAGTGCTTCTCTTAGCCACAGTCCTGGCAATCTCTAAAAAGTATTTATCTGTATCAATTCTGTCCATCTTCTTCTACTCCATTCTCTGCTATATACTTAATCTTTTTCAGTGTTATTGTCTCGTTATCTTCAAAGCCCCATCTTTTACGCAGCTTACTATTTTTAGTGAGTTCAGTTTTTAATACTTCTAATTCAGGTGGTTCTAGTTCCCCACTATAGCCTGGTTCTAAAAGCTTTAATGGGAAACCAGTTCTTTCCTGAAAAGTTCTTCTATTTCTACGCTTTGGCATACTCTTCTACCCATACATTATGCCCGACATCCGTACTAAACATGCTAGGGACTTCATCAAATTTATGTAGATATACTGTTTCTGTTCCTACATTACCATATGTTGGGTGCCAGTAGGTAATAACTTGTTTAGGGGTAGACACACTATGCATTCGGTTTAATGAAAATTCATCCCCACCTTTCATAGTTCCGCAAATCCAAGTAGAACCAGTACCAATATCATACATATCTACCCTATGGAAATGTCCCAACATTACATCCGTAAAGGTATCGTTCAGAGTACCATCATGTTCAAGAACAGCTTCTTCTAAGGCTTGTCTAAACTGCGTAACTCCTCTCATGGCCCCCACCATCTTATGGATAGATTGAGAGCTACCACCCCCTGAAATTGAATCACCATGGAACAATAATATCTTTCTCCCACACACCTCAATGATTTGGGCAAAAGCTTTTGGAATCGTAAAGGTTATATTAGGTTGGTTTTTACAAAATGCTGCAATCCATTGGTATGTTAAATAGTCCCAGTCCATGTACTTATCTTTCATAGGTGGTTTCTTAGTCATACGTCCATGGTTTCCTACTACACAAGGCACTCGTACAGAGTTAAAATGGGGAGCTAGATACATTACAGCCTGAGCAATAAGATGAGCGGCAGATAGCATCTGCATCATACAATTGTCTATGTTAGACCTAGATAACTCATCGTGGATATCCCCGCTAACCATATCTCCCAACATAGGTATAACTAGTTCATTCACATCGCAGATGTTACGCCTATACATTGCAAGGTTAAGTACTTGCTGAGTCCACCCAGACAACCTACGGCTGAAAATACCCAAGTCGTAATCATTCAATCCTGACATTTGGTTTAGGGATACTCTTTCCCCAACATGTGTGTCAGTTAAAACTGCTACCATTGTTTGTGGTTGGCCCCCCGTTACATTATATGAGGATGGGGACGTTATTGGA